AGTACGCTGCAAAATATGGTGACCCGTTGATGGTTCCTGAAATGAACTCTATGGGAGCTGCTCTGCTAGATAAGTTAGATGAGCTTGGCTACAGCAACATTTATCGGCGCAAAGAATATGACCGAGCCTTAAAGAAGCAACTAAAAAAACTTGGTTTTCGAACTACTGCATCAACTAAAATGTTACTCATATCTCACTTTGAGGAATTGTGTCGGTTACGAGAACCAAAAATACACACGCGCGAAACGAATGAGGAAATGAAAACCTTTGTCTACACAGACGTTGCAAAGAAAAAAGGAGCTGGAGCACAAGACGGATTTCACGATGACAAGATTATGGCTACATTATTGGCTGCCTTTGATGAAGACCCTGTACGGCCTGGTTCAGCGCATTATTCCGAGCGTGCTACACTTAGAGGTGACGACATCACTCCATCGGTTACCGTTGTCAATGGTCGTATCCGCCCAGATGAAATGTTTACTGAAGGGAGGAAGGTTAATTGGAAAGTCACATAGCTATGAAAGATGAATATATTACATTTGGAGAAGATACTCCCAATGACAAACTTTGCGAAAAAATCGACAGCTGGGTAAAAACCTCCCAGACATATCATGACTATTTAGTTGCACACCAAAACAAAATGGTGCGCTATTACGAAGGTAACCAAACTGATAGAGACCAAGTTGCTCCACACAACTCTGATTCGGTGTATAACCGTATGTTTGAGGCGATTGAGACTATTATTCCAATCATTACTGGTGGTGCTCACGCTTTTGTTGCTATGCCAGCCCTAGAGAATGAAATCTCGATGGCTCGTTCACAACGGGTGCAAAAAGTTTTAAATCAAAAGTACGAAGACCTAGAGATTCGAAGAAAGCTAGAAAACATATCGCGTGACATGATGCTCAAGCGGTATGGTGTCTTGGAATACGGCTGGGATATTGATACAGATGACGTTGGTGTTTGGGTTCGTGACCCGCGAACAATCCTAATACCAAAATACCGAGTAGACCCACACGACCTACCGTATGTGATTAAACTAGCTGAATTTGATGAAGATGATTTGTTGCGTTACTTCCCTGATTTATCGGAAGATGATAAACAAAATCTACAAAAAGGAGTGAATATCCAAGTTGGAGACGGAACTAGTGAGGCTGACAGTGAAATGTATCAAGTAATGGTGGTATACACCGATGAGTTTTGGGTATAGAAGCAAGGCGACGTTATCCTAAAAAAGATGAAAAACCCGTTCTACGATTGGGATGGAGTAGAAATTGAAGAGCTGGAAACTGACCAGAACGGTAAGGTGAAAACGTATAAGAATATTTTATACGCTAATCACTTAGTACGGCCACAAAAACCGTTCATCTTCTTTTCTCCGTTCACCACTGGTGACGCGCCTGTCGCCCAGACTTCCTTAGCTGAGATTGCTTTACCAATCCAAGATGACATCAACGTCGCCAAGCGTCAGATTTTAGATAACCTTCGCCGAATGGGTAACGGGCAAGTTTATGTAGACACAGATGCTCTCCCACAAGAAGTAATCGACGCAATCACCAACGAGCCTGGTCTTATTTTGATGGGTAAAAACCTAGCTTCTGAAAACCGTATTCGTCGAGAAGCAGCGGTACAGATTCCTGCGTCTCATTTCTCAAACTTGATGGACTCCGTACAAGCATTTGATAACGTCTTCGGTACACACGGTGCGCTACGAGGAAACGCTGATTCAGAAACTCTTGGTGGCCAGATTCTTAATCGAAACCAAAACTTATCTCGTGTTGAGCAGCTGACCCGTGAACTTAACCGCGGGGTCGCAAGGTTAGTAGACGGTTTGGTTCAAATGATGAAGATGTACTATACCGAACAGAAAGCGTTTCAATATCTTGGGAAAGATGGTTCGGTTGAGTTCCTAAAGTTTATTAACGATGACATTGAAGATGGGGTAGTTATCAATACTAAATCAGGCACACCGCCAGTTCTCGACCCAGTTGGTCGGTACAACCAAGCTATCCAGCTCTGGCAACTAGGTGCGCTTGACCCAGAAACCTTATTTGAACGTCTAGAGTTTGCTGACCCGAAGATTACGGCGCAAAAGCTAGCAGCATGGAGAGCTGGGCAAGTTGTCTTTGAATCACAAATTCGTCAGCAAGAAGCTCAGGCAGGTGCCGAAGCTCCTGCTAGTACAGATGTTCCTGAAGCAGACGGAAGTGCAGAGCGGGATGTAGAAACACCAAACGATGCAGTTCAGCGAGGAAATGACAGCCTCGGTGGAGGTGGTACAGCCCCCCTGACGAACACGCCAAACATGTAATGGTATAATGTAAGTACTATCGTGAATGGCGCGGTAAGTTCTTTCAACCTTGCATAAAAATATTGTTAACTCCAACTCGTATAAACGCTCACAAATACTCTCGTGAGCGTTTTGCATTTGTAGAGTGTGATATTATTTAATTGGGACAAAACCCTCCAAATGAATTTAGAAGGAAAATAGGACTAAACCTGAAAAGAATATGACACCAACCTACGCCCATCCGCTGAGCAACATTTTAATACAGCTGCAAATTGCACTGATGAACATGTTTACTTTTATGGCGGGTAAAGCCGACGATGACGATAAAGGATTCGAAGGCGACGACGCTTGGGATGACGATAGCGACCTTGGCGATGACGACGACAAAGGCGACGACGATGATGATTCAGACGATGATGACTCAGACGATGATGATTCAGACGACGACGATGATGACGACGACGACGACAAGAAAAAGTCTGATAAAAAGGACAAATCAGCTATTGTTCAGAAGAAGCGGTATCGAGACCAAGCAAAAAAACTGCAAAAAGAGCTTGATGGCCTCAAATCTAAAGATAACTCTGATGGGTTGTCTGCTGAGGAAAAGAAGGAACAAGCTGCCAAGCAGTATCTAGCAACCACCATTCGTGACGTTCTTAAAGAAGTGGAGAAAGAGGAGCAATCCAAATCTGCCAAAGAACAAGAAGCGTTTGACGAGGAGTTAGAAGAGGTGCTCGATGAAAACGATTCCATCAGCGAGAAGAAGCTAAGAAGCGTAGCCGAAGAATTTGAGGTCAACCCAAAAGTTGCTCTCAAGATTATCGAACGAGAACGGAAGCTCACTAAACGTGAGAAGCCAAAAATTCCTAAAGAAAAGCGGGCAAGCACCAGCATTTCTAAAGGAGATAAGGGTGGTGACGATAAGAAACCATCTTCTCTCGACGATGTCGCGCGACGAATCAAAGCTGCTATCTCGGAATAAAATTATCCGTTAGCAAACTAACTTCATGTCACAGTTAAGTAATTTCGTTACTTCGGTAACAGAGAACGAGTTTCTACCCGTAGTCGTTGATAACGCCTACGATGGAAACGCACTATTCATGCGTTTGAAAAACAAGCGCAAGAACTGGTCAAGTGGGGCAAAGCTGACAATTCCTACTCAGGTATCTGAGCGTACACAAGGTGGTTCATATGCAGGAGCAGACACATTTGGTACTGCACAGGAAGATGTCCGAAAGCAATTCGAAGCTGACCCAAGCCAGTATTACTGGAACGCAACCATTACAGGAATCCAAGCCTCAGCCAACAAAGGTAAACGAGCAATCGTAGACCTTATGACAGAGGAATTTCGGTCTATTGGAATGGCGATGAAAGACCGTATGGGTACAGACCTATACGGCGATGGTACTGGAAACAGTAACAAGAACTTTACTGGTCTTGTTTCACACGTAGATGATGGTACGAACGTAAGTACATACCAGAACCTATCGCGAACCACTTACCCAACATTGAAGTCTACTCTGACTGCACAGTCAGGAGCACTTGGTCTTGATGACCTTGCAACAGACTTCGATGCAGCCCAGGTCGGCAGCGACCAACCAACTCTAGGTGTTACTACCCCAGCGGTATTCAGCATTTACGAGGCACTTCTTACACAAAACTCTCGATACCAAGTTGTTCAGAACTCTGAACGATTTGCGCTTACCGCAGCAGGTATTGAAAAAGCTGGTGTAACAGGTAACGCAGGGTTTACAGGTCTTATGTTCCGAGGAATGCCTATCATTTCTGATGATAAGTGCCCTACAGGAAACCTCTTCATGTTGAACGAGAACTATCTCGATATGTATGAAATGAGTGCAGACCCTAACTTTGTGCAGGGAACGAAAGAAGGATTCGCTTGGACTGGTTGGAAGAAGCCAACCAATCAGGATGTTATTGTTGGCCAAATCCTATGGTACGGTCAGCTGGTCGGAACACAACCTCGCAAGCACGCTCGCCGAACTGGTATTACTAGCTAGTCTTAATTTTATTGAATTATGCCTAAGACAACTGGATTCGCAGAAGCAATTGAGCAAGATGTTCACGCAACATCTACCGTTGCTCGCGCAAAACTCGGCGACAAAGTACACACCGCAGATGGTCGTACTTATCGCTACGCAAAAGCTGCTGGCACTGCACTAGATGCAGGTAAGCTCGCCGTAGCTGCCACGCTTGTAGCAAACCACACTAATATCGCTGTAGCTGCTGCTGCCGATATTGGTGCAACGCAAATTACCGTTACCCTTGGTGCGACTGCTGCTACAGTCAATCAATACACCGAAGGTTTTGTCACCATTAGCAATGGTGCTGGTAAAGGGATTGCGTACAAGATTGCCAGTCACGGTGCTGCTGATGCTTCAGCTGACCTCGTACTCAATCTTGAAGACCCAATTCGGGTTGCCCTTACTACTTCATCTGAAGTAATCCTGACATACAACTTGTTTGACAATGTTGTTATTTCAGCAGCTGACCAAGCTGATGTAGCTGTTGGTGTTCCCAACGTCGCTGTAGGCGCAGATGAGTACTTCTGGGCGCAAACTGGTGGGTTGTGTTCTGTCCTCGCAGACGAAGCTGCTGCTGCTGGTAACGCACTCACTATTGGCTCTAGTACCGCTGGGTCGGTAGAAGTGCTTGATGGAGTTAGTGAACAGCAAATCGGTGTTGCGGTAGCTGCTTTGGTAGATACCGAGTACCGAGTAACCAAGCTCACTATAGATTCGTAGTAGACGTTAGTAACTTAATCTCAGCGCGAGAACGATATTCACGGATGCGCTCATATAACCTATGGCTGAATTAGATACACTGTACGTCACCAACCCAACCACAGACGATTTCACTGTTAATTTTAACGGAGAACCGTACATGATTGGGGCAGGTGAAAAGAAGGCGTTCCCAGAGTTTCTTGGCTTTCACGTAGCCAAGCACCTCTCGGACAAAATTATTCGTGAAAAGATACTGAAGATTCGGAAGAAGACCACTGAAAACCCGTACCGCCCAGAGGTGGCACAGTTGCAGGTGTACGACAACCCAACCCGACGTATCGCCCTTTACGATATTCTCCAAGACAAAACCTTAGTTGAAAGATGCGTAAACGCATTTCCGATGAAGGAATTTATTGGAGAGATTGCTGAGTACGATGAGTACGTCAGTAAGAAAGAAGCTAAGGAAGAAAAAGCCGAGGTGACACCCACCAAAGCTAAATAGCTTCCTCTTCTGGTTAACCCCAGAAGCGAGGGGATAGGACTCCTTCTTCCTGTCTCTTCGGTTCTGAGGTTAACATTCTGCTGATGCTATACTTATTAATGTTAATAGAATAAACCCACGTATGACAAACGACGTAAAAATTCAACGAGGCACCCCCCGCGAAAAACGAGAGGTGACCAATGATAAAGAATGGCTTGAAGACCGTATGGAACGACTTGATGAAAAAATCGAAGTTCTTTCTGAACGTGTCAAAGCTGCAAAGCAAGAAAAAAACGAGCGTGAAAAACAACTCGCAGCACTTTAATAGTAATCTTCTAATTTATGACAGACGTAGTATATAACAACTTCAAGAAGAACATAATGAACGGTAATATCGACTTAGATAATGACACTATTAAAGTAGCTCTTGTTACCAGCGCGTACACACCGAACGCAGATACACACGAAGACTTTGCAGACGTAACAAACCAAGTAACCGGAACTGGCTACACCGCAGGGGGAGAAACGATTGCCAACGCAGCCGTGACTGTTGATGTAACTGACGACGAAGGAGTATTTGACGGTGACGACGTAACTTGGGGTAGCTCGACCATTACCGCGCGCGGAGCCGTTATCTATAAGGATACTGGAACACCAGCAACGTCTTGGCTCATCGCGTACTTAGACTTCTCTACTGACCAATCTTCTAGTACTGGAAACTTTACTATTTCTTGGGGAAGCGAAGGAATCTTAAACTTAGGCTAATTATTGAAATATGATAGACCCGGTAAAAAACTTTGCAATAGCAACCACTTCTACAGGCTACAATGCCTCAGCCGTATCTATCGTTCTTACCGCTGGCGGTGGAGCTATGTTCCCCGACCCCTCAACCGATGGAGAATTTAATCTCACCTGGTACAACAGCACTGACTACTCGAACCCAGCCGATGACCCTAACAAAGAAATTGTACGAGTCACAGCTATTAGTACCAATACACTAACAGTCACCAGAGCTGCCGAAGGTACGACTGCAAGTACAAAAAACACCGCTAGCAAAACATACAAAATGTTGCTTGCAATCACTAAAAAGACAATTGATGATATAGAGTCTGGTAAGCAAGATGTCTTGGCAGGTGGTGCTGAAGACGACCTGCTAATAAAACAATCAGCCACAGACGGTGACGCTGCATGGGAAGATAGCGACACCCATAAAATCCGTAAGACGTACTACTCAGCCACTGAGCCAGCTGGTTTGGCTGATGGTGACATTTGGGTTGATACTAGTGTTGAAATAGTTGATACACCAATTGAAGGACAAACAGAAGAATATGACAACAGCAATAGTGGCACTTCTAAAACAATTGATTGGGGTGATGGACGGCATCAAAAAATTACACTGAATGATGATGTCACACTGACTTTTACTGACCCAGAATTTGTAGGTTGGTATAACTTGCGTATTATTCAAGACGGTACTGGTGGCCATGACATCACGCTACCTAGTGGCGTTATTACACCAACTGCATTGCCAGACTTTGCAACTATGAACGCTGATCAAGAAATACTACTTGGTGTACGGTTCGACGGCACTAACTACTTAATTTCTGCAACTGAAATCTATGGATCTTAACCCTATTATTCGCGTATATTGTGAGCCATACACCTACATGGAGCGAGGTATAGTTATTAACTGGCACCGAGAGGAAAGCTCGGACAAACTGTATTACCGAAAACTGGGCGAGACTACTTGGATTGAAGTAAACAGCACGACTCGATCATTCCCTAGCTCGGACGTGACTGTGCACCGAGTAGTGCTTGATTCACTCGATTCAGATACAGTGTACGAGTTTTACTTTGACGACGACGGCAGCACCATCTACAAGTTCAAAACATTTTCTGCTACACCTAAAGCGATCAATATAGTCAACGTGTCCGATCACCAAGACTTTGCTGAAATCAACAACACTATATCGACCAATATCAATACACAGATAATGGCAACCAATCCCGATCTCATTGTATTTAACGGCGATCACATGAATTGCGAGGGAGTAGTAAACGCTACCAACACTGCACGCTGGGAGGGATTTATGGATATGATTTGCGATGTGTTTGTCTATGACGACAATATGATGATTCCGCAAATATGGACACCAGGGAATCACGAAGTGAGTCCAAACTACTCAGGTAGCGATCATACTACGCCAGCAAACTACATGATTGCTCTTTTTCATCGCATGGTGGATCAAAGCACACTACGCAATAGTGGATCGTATGGGTACTTTACGGCTGGTAGTTACTTGATTATATTTTGCCCTGATGCCGGTGAAATGGTTGACTATGAAGACCAAGAGCAGTGGTGGGATGATATTTATACTTTGGAGGGTACAAAACACAAGTATGCTTTAGTCTACGTTCATCAAAACTCGCATGCGTTTTCAGTTTCCTACTACGCCGACAGTTTACGCCGTGGCCTGACAGAGACATTCCGAAGCTCATGGTGTGAGCGTATGCAAAAATTTAATATCAAATTTGTGCATCAAGGGCACCTCCACATCTGGTTTCAAACTCATCCGCTAATTGTGGATGAAGACAATCCTGCTGGAGTACGTGACGACGATAACCCACAAGCTATTGTCTATACGGGTGCAGGTGGCTGGTCTGACCGTGGTCGAGATCAGGAAATAATACCGTCAAATAACCCACTATATCCACTACTGCAAGACAGCTACGCAAAAGATGATGGAGTAGAAAAGGTGTACCACTTTTTCTACACGCGACTAGAGCGAGGAAAAATTGTGGTGAACAGTATTAACGACCAAGGAGATTTATTATCAGATGATTATGTGCGGTTGATAGATGAACAAAAAGACCAGCCGATCATGTTTACTAATGTATAATGTATAATATAAATATATGTCAACAGCAAGAATTTTTCCAAAAGCATCTCAAGTAAACGGAAGTCACACTGACCGAGTTCTTGCGATTAAGCCGAGTGCTCTAGCGAACATTGGCACTCTGACTTTAGCAGAAGCACAATCGTTGCGTATCTACTCAGACAGTGGACTTACTACTGAGGTAGCACGTTGGGTGGCACATGCTGACTTAATTTATATTCTAGCATCGACTGTAAGTAGCTCAATGGAATACTGGGCTGACTGGGATGGGTCTCGTAGTGATTATGCTGTTACTGATACCTATGGACGGAACGCTGTGTTCGTTGGTTACAATGGCTGGTACGAGCTAAATGAAGCTAACGGAGTCACTACTATCGTAGATGCATCCGGTAATAGCGACGCTACCCTAGTCACTACTGGTGGTGGAATTACCCAAGAAGTTAGTGGTCTACTTGGGGACTGTATTGATTTGTCTGGTGCAGACACTCTTGCAACTATAGAACTGCCGACAGGGCAAATTGTGCATACAGACGACTTTACTCTACAGCTACTTTTCGAGCCAGATGTTGTAGACAGTACTCGAAGAAACGTATTCTCAATGCGCGATGATGTAAAAGCCAACTTCGCTTTCAACCGAAATGGATTAGGGACAATGAGTATGTGGGATGGCTCTACTTGGGTAGATATAACAAGCACTAATACCTATGTAGTAGACACTTGGCAAATGTTCGCTTGGGGGTACGACCAATCTGCTGGAGAAACGGAAGCCTTTGTTGATGGTGTATCTAAGGGTACACACTCTGCTACCCTAATTACAGGAGATTTATCCAGTGGCTATAACCCTGTTTTTTTAAATGATAAACCGGACGGAAAAGCTGCCAACATAAGAATTAGCCGAGAGAAAAAGTCTGCTGATTTACTTGTAACAGAGTCAAGAAATACGCTTGATAACGCAGCTTTCTGGGACTCAGAAGCAGTATCAGATTCTACATCGCCAACAGTAACTACCCAAGCCGCCAGTTCAGTAACAGATACCACAGTCACTCTTAACGGTAACGTCACTGCTTTGGGTGACGAGACAACCGTAGATACTGCTTTTGATTACCGAGTAGTAGGAGCTGGAAGCTGGACACGTACCACACCCGACACAGGCGTAACTGCCACAGGCGCATACACAAAGGGAATCACAGGACTCACAGCAGCAGAAGACTACGAATACCGTTCAGTGGTCATTTATAACACCACAGAGGAGGTGTATGGCTCTGAAGTGACGTTTACTACCGCAGCAGCTCCAACCGCCCCAACAGTAACTACTCAAGCGGTTACAGATGTTGCCACTACGACAGCCACAGGTAACGGAAACGTCACGACAGATGGTGGAGAAACTGTCACTGAGCGCGGGGTATGCTGGTCAACCACCACAACTCCAACAACAGGAGACACCACATTCACATCAGCCGGTACTACAGGTGCGTTCACGGCTTCAATGACAGGACTGACTGGTAGTACTTTGTATTACGTCAGAGCCTACGCTATCAACTCAGAAGGTACCAGCTACGGTTCAGAAGAAACCTTTACTACCGCAGCAGGTCCAACAGCACCTACCGTAACTACTCAAGCGGTTACAGATGTTGCCACTACGACAGCCACAGGTAACGGAAACGTCACGACAGATGGTGGAGAAACTGTCACTGAGCGCGGGGTATGCTGGTCAACCACCACAGCGCCT